CACGATCCTCAAATGCATCACGGATGCCTATGCTATTCTTAGAACCCTTCTCACGGACACCAGGGTATGCACTGAACACATTGTCAGTTGCATCACCACGAATAATCTTCTTGAACAGTAGATACTCCGGGTCCTCAAGCAGCTTGTGTTCACCTGTCTTCTTGTCCTTGACAGGCTTACCGCGGTCATTGAAGTAACCATCAATCTTAATCAACTGACCAGCAACACCGTTGTACTGATGCACATTCTCTGCAATCAATTGCACAAAATCAGTGTCACTAGAAATGATGAAGTGTTCATCATCAGGATGAAGTGCGATGAACCTAGCGATGATATCATCTGCTTCTGCGTTGGGAACACGCAAGACGCTAGTATTAGTCTTTTCACGAAGATAGGTAGTAAATGATTCGTATGTTTCCCAAAACATCTTGTTTTCTTCAACTTCACGCTCGGTCATAGCAGACTCATCAAGCTTGCGATGAGCCTTATATGGCGTATAGAAATCCTTGCGCCAGCTACGACCTTCAAGACAGAACACTACATGGTCAATACCAAACATGCGTTGAACTTGATTTACGCTAGCCATAGTAAGATGCATAGCCATGCCAATCTTTTCCCATGTGTCAGCACTTCGACTAGCCACATGCCTAGCGCGGAAGAAAGTATTAGCTGTGTCAATCAATGCGTATTTCATGTGGTACTTTCTCTGTTAATATACTTATATATTACACGATTTATGCGTACTTGTCAAGCCTTAAATGTCCTCAAGGTACTTATCCGGATTATTAGCAATCTGTTTGATAGTAAGCTTTTTGTGTATAGCAGAATTATCAAAAGGAAGATAGGAGCTTTTAATTTTCTGAACCTGTAAATTCTGACTTCGTATAATATTTTCTACGAGTTCAATTAGGTCAGCCTTTTTAAACTTTGATTTAGGAGCCATCCATTCTACTCTTTGCCCATGTATAGTGTGAGCCTCACTAGCTAGCATTTGTTTTACGATGTTTTCTAATGACTTTATCGCAGTATTAAGACCAAAATACAGAACATGAAATTCTTGATCGGTGCCAGAATGGTCACTGTACTGCGATACTCGCTTTTTAGGAGCAGTAGTAATGCCAAACCCTTGGATTTGATAAAACTCATTTTCAATCTTAATGAAATGAGAAGTTTCTATTCCATAAAAAAATCCATATGACTCAACCATGTTTTTTCAAAACCTTCTTTGCAGCATCAGGTAGATATTCAGTTGCATCTCCTGTTTTTTGGTTATCATATAGATCAACGATATCCGGAAGCTTATGTGTACCTTTAAGTTTACGATACATCTTTAACAACAGAACAAACGAACCTTGTGCATCAACCTTAGCATTCTTCTCATTAACGTCCCATGTTTTTGCATACCAACGCTTAAATGTATTACTACTATCCACACCAAACACTGCTGGTGTTTGAAACAGATTTTGAATAATTGCATGAATTGGTTCTAAAAAGTCACGCTCAAATTCAGCAGACTTTACATCTGCGATTTTGCTCATGTATTCATACATAAAACCATACAAGTCAATTTCCATACCGGCTAGCTGAAGGTTAGGCCAATACTTTTTGTGAGTAGTTAGAATGAAACGCCAATGTTCGGGCTTATCATAATACTTACGGGCAGCAGACATATGAGTAATGCAACCCGGCAGCCCTATATTAGTGTCATCAGGATTGTCTGATTGGAACTCAAAACCCAAAGATTCTGTGATTTCTTGTAGGGTATGTGCTTGCTTGAATTCAAGGTCAAGATTGCCATCTACACGATAAATGAGAACATCAGTCTTGTGGTCATGATAAGGACTAATCTTTAGTGAGCCATGTCCATTGAACACGCGGAATGCTTGGCGAGCCACCGCCCGATTGTCTGTTTCAATATAAGTTACTGGAACCTCTAAGTCAAGCCAATCACCGGTCCAGTCTTTCCAAATGCCATTATACGCATATGCAGCCTCTAACACGACAGTATGTTGTGCATTGAACGAGTGATATTCCTCTTTACCAGGAATCTTAATGCACTGAATTGCTGATAGATAGCTTTCGTTAAACGATTCAGGGTTTCCGATATTAGTACAATGTTTGGGTGAAAGTGAACGCTGAACATCATCATCTACACAAATGTCACGCACTTTTACTGCTTTGAATTTGATTCGCTTGTCCCGTGAATAGGTAACGCCATCTGCTAGCAATTTTCTAATATGTTTTTGCCATTCAGCATTATCTGATAAAGTTCCCAAAACTAAGTCAGATACTTTATATGTACGATACTCACCCTTCTTACGCTTTAGATCATGATGGATCGTTCTAGCCAGCGGAATTGTAGTAGACGGGGTAAACTTAATAGGAAACTTAGACATATTAAACCTCAACAATAGCTTACTGATATTATTAATATACTACTATTTTGTGCAATTGTCAATCCTTTTTTTCAAAAACCCATAAATCTTCAAAATTTCCGTCTCTAGTTTTCTTTGCTTGCCTAGTTCCAGAAATCGCACTCCATTGCACTCTATACTGGTCAATTAATGTCAAGTGTTTAGCTGCAATATCTCGCATATCCTGACTAATAGATACCTCTTGTTTATCTACATTACGATAATTACTGATTACAAATCCTAACTTTGCCCCGGGCTTCATTACCTTAACGCATAACTTAATAGTTTCTTCCCAATAACCTATCAACCAAGATTGATAATCAGGGAAACTAGTAAAGCTTTGGTCTTCACTAGGATAAATTTCTAAGTCAAAGTACGGCGGACTCAATAATACAGCATCTACGCTGTCAGCATATTTTTCGCTAAAATTATGTTTAGCATCTAACTGCTCACTTGGACATAGATATAGGTCAACATTCTTCTCCGGTAATACAAAAATACTATCATTCTGATACTTCTTGTATTCCTCGTGTAGCAAGGAACCGTTCTGAACTACATCAGGAATAACATCAGTAGCAATAAAGTTAGTAAATTTACTATTATAAAATCCTAACTGATACGCATTCCAACCCATAACCGGGGCAAAGAGAGTTTCTCCTGTGAATATATTATCAAGAATTCCGCGGTAAGTTGCTGGATTAAAGATGCTAGCACGATTTGCTCCAATCATGAAGTCTAGCCAAAACTGACCACTGTCACCTTCGTATTTACAGATATGGTCAAAGAAAGCAGGACCAACCAAACTGTTGCGAATCTTGAATTCTTCGAACATAACTTTCATCAGTCCGAAGGTGTACTCACTATCATTATCGTATAATTTCTTTGTGTTGTAGAAATTTACAAAGTTAATATTCTTACAGAGTTTTCCATATTTAGAAAGAGTCCGGCCAGTAAAGACTTTATCATCCTCATTAAGTATGTCAGCACGAGGAATATTCAAGTAAAAGTCAATCGGTTCCTTTAACTCGCCGTAACGCTTGAACCAGCTTTGTAATGTTTTGTCTGCATCAGTAACTAGTATCTTATACAGATTATTTTTATATAGGTCTAATCTCTCTTTGCGAGTATCAGTATCTTTCTTGCACACCTTATCTACAAAATCATTTAGATTAGCCCTAATTGCAAAAGTACCAGATTTGTCAGTGATATTCAAAACACTGATTCTATCACAGAATTCTTCAAAGGTTACCTTAGGTAAATTGAATTGATCAATGAAGTCTTGTTCCGTAAAGATTAGTTGTTTTGTCATCATTCTAGATTGTAACATGTAATAGACCTTTTGTCAATGTTTGTGGTCACGTATTTATACAGGTTACATGTTTCTCGTTGATTTTTCCGCATGTGATTCTAAATTGTAAAGCATGGTAACCATTGCTGTATTTGGTACCTGAGCCAAACATTTGAATGTTCATTACCTTTACTCCACTGACTATTAAGTCAATTGTAGTAGGTCTAAATTGCCATACTCCGTTTTCTTTCACATCTTGTATAAAAGAGGACACCTCAACAGCTTTTAATGTTCTTACATCATGCTTTACTTTAGGGAAGATAATATAGTTAACACTATCACTTTGATTCAGACTGCCGTGCGTGATGGCAACCTTACAAATGTCTTCTGCTGAATTATGCAAGAACTGTAAGAATTTGCTAGATAAGACAGGGTCAATTTCATGAACCTTCTTTCGGTGTCGATTATACTCTGCGTAATCATTGCCGCCAAAAAATTCATTTATAAACTGAATAATATCCGTATCAGTAATATTCAATGCATTGATAAAATTTTGCTGTGTAATCAATCCCACCTGTAATCCGCTGGGAGTTTTCTTAATACTGTATCTTAGTAAATTGTCAGAACTTCGTGCATCAACCTTAGTTGTATTAGAACCTTCAAGAATGAAAGTTTTCTTAAGATTGCTAGATAGAAAATCTACTACCTCTTGTTCAAATTCATGACCTTTAGCTTTAGCAAGGCGCCCGGCATCTTCTCTGATTGACATCAGCTTACTTCGGTAAATCCGTTACCCAAATCACGCTGTTGTATAATACGCATTTCTGATTCACGCTTATCCGGGTCAGCAATCTCTTGTTCATAAACTTCAAGAGCAATGTTACGGCAAACAGTCTGGAACCACCGATCAACGATTTGTGCATCAGTATCATCAGGACGAATTTTATAGCCTTGCTTAATCAAGTTAGCTACAAACTTATCATTCCAATCAAGCTCAAACGAACCGTTGTTAATATCACCAGGATCAAGATCAACATTTAAAATGGCGATATAAGGTTCTCCTATAGAGGTTGCCTTCTCTTTAGGACTTAGTTCTTTCTTCTTAGAAGCTTTCTTTACCTCTGGTACTGGTTCTGGCTTAACCTCTTCTGGTGCAAACCACTTCTTAATTTTATCAAACATGTTTTTACCTCTGTATAGTATATATCTGCTTTTTACCATCGGTCATGATAATCGTACCATCAATCCACTGCGGGGGAGGACGATTAGACCAACGAAGCAAGTCAGTCTTGCCGTAATTGTAATAGTTACGATAGTTCGTAATTGGGTCTAAGCTAACGATGTACTGCTTATCCATA